TTAAACCATTTCCCCATATTGTCCAGACACATACCGCCGTTTGCCGTCGTGGATGACTTCCCAATAGCCTTTAGAGTTGTTTGAACCTTTAACAGAACCTGAGATGTTAATTGTCTTGCCGAGACCAATCGTATCCACATTCTTGGCATTTTTACGGTCTGGTTTGTCCATAATAATGGCTGCACTTTTAACACCAACAATTTTAATTTTGCCTACAGACTTAATACCCCCGCTAGTCTTGTTTGAAGGTTTAGCAGGAGCAGATTTTGAAGAGGTTTTCCCTAACTCTGCATCACTCTTGATATATCTTACGTTAACGTAACCGCTGTATGTGGCTTCTTTAGAATTGGTATATTTAATGTAACCCCAACCATTTTGAGTCGATCCTTTTTTATATTGGACAGTCGAACCTTTAGGAAGAGCAAGCACAATAGACGAGTTGGCATTGCGTTGAGTTCTCACATTAAGGCTGTCAGCAACAACTGTATTTTTAATATAAGATTCTTTTGTTTTATCAACAGGAGAATTTACCGTTTTAGACGGGGCGCCGCTGATACCTGCTTTAAAGGAGTCCCATCGATCAAGCAGCTTGCGCGGACAATACTTGCCGGACCAGTGCTGGTGAGGGACCACGTTTGCAAAGGAAATGCCCTGCTCCTTCATGAGCTTTTTGATCAGCCATTGAGCATTTGCCACGGCTTTCTCAAAATCCCCATCGCTATTCTCGCAAATTTCAATGCCGATAGATTTCCGGTTGCCAGTTCCGCGGTTTCCGTCTCCCGCGTGCCATCCGTTTTCATTCAATGGCAGATGCTGATAAATCTCTTTGTCGTCTACTGTAAAGTGCCAGCTGGTGGGTGTTTCCGGATTTTTCTCATAACGGGCGTGCATAGCTGCGCTTGCCCCTTGTGCCGTGTTTGCCGTGTTATGAACTGTGATGTATGCCGGGTTCATTGCGTATCCCGGTCTGTTATTGTGCCCCGTTGGAATAAAGTCTTTAGTGATTTTCACCATGTTTCATCGTCTCCTTTTGAGTAATAAAATAAGCCGCTGAATTTACTCAGCAGCTTTTTCCTCTTTTTCTGTTTTCTGATCGTTGTCGCTTTCAATCACGTGAAGCCGGTCAGTGATGACGGCCGGAATTTTAACACCGATCTGCGCTAAATTCTCTGTGATGGAAAGGCCCTCATTTGCAATATAAAAAAGAACGGTCGCAAAGGTCAGGACGCCGTTCAGATCCATAATCGTATCAATAGCATTCGCCACGATAACCACAAGAAAACTAAGCATCTTACGCACATAGCCGAACCATGCGCTACGGCTCCGAAGCTCCTTGAATTTCCATGCCTTTATCACACCGGTAATGATGTCAATGATGTTCAGCACCAGCATTAAATCAAGATATTTCACCTCCCCAAAAAGATATGCTCTTGCGATCTGTAAGCTCTCAAAATTCATCCACACGTATATTCCCTCCAATTGTTATCACCTCCTTCGAGGCAAAATAAAAAACACCTCTCCGGGTGTTGATCAGTTTGCGGCGCCGCCTAAATCCACACTGACAGGTTGTTTTGTCATCGGATAGGTCAAGCCGGTTATTTGTTTGTATTCATCTTCTGTAATTCTTCCCCACTCAACAAAACGGGCCACGTCTGCATTACTGTAATACTGCGGTCCCCATCCGTAGATGGTTTTAACGCTTTTAAACCAATCCATCATACCCCTTTCCCTCCCTCCGCCAGCATTAGATAAAGATTTGCAATCATTTGCGCTTGTGACTCGGCCAGGCTCTGTGCTTCCGCAAGCTGCGTTGTAACGGCCGCATTCTGAGCTTTCAATTCATCGACGGGAGAAGGAACGCGTCCGCTTTCAATTTGCTTTTCCAAGGATTTTTTCTCTTCCTCTGTGGCCGCCTCCGTCCATATCTTCTCAGCTGGATGATACATCGCCTTTATAAAAGAAGGAGGCTGGATGATTGTGCAATTATCAGGAATTGTATAGTTTCCTTCTTCATCAGGCTCAATCGGAACGGGTTTGGTCAAAATGAAATTTTCATCGTACTCATAAACCTGAATCATGCTGTCCCTCCTTCCTGAAAGCCCACGACCACATCCAGATAGTAGCCTCCGCCCATCTTACTTGAGTCCGCCGGGTCCGGGTATTTTATTTTCAAGTCTCCATCATCATAAATGATCAAATTTGCTGTGCCGCCTGTACCACTTAACGGCACTGTTATAACGGAACCGCCAGCGGGCGCGTATGCCGCGGGGATGGAGCCGAATATGATTTCGGCGTCTGTTTTCACATGCCCCCGTAAGATTAAAAATGACCCCCACTTTGCATACATCGGTGTCCGCGTCCCTGCTGCGGCTCCGTTCTTCAGCATGATATTGGCATATGTGACAGCTCCGTTCCATGTCTTCCGCTCGGCTGCAGATATATGCCTTTCTTGATTGTAGTTATGCGCTTTGAACTGCCGGGTCATGTCATCCCAATAAGCTTGATCTTCGGCCGTAACGTGAATGTCCGTGTTACTTGCATGGATATTGACTTTATCTCGCGCTCCGTCTTCTGTTTCCTTACTGTCCCAAGCTTTCCGATCAGCTGCAGAAACATGCTTTTCTTGATCGTTCGCATGGGCGTCTACTTTCTTTTGCGCGCCGGAGGGGGTTTCCTTGGCATTCCACGCCTTTCTTTCGGCAGCCGCAATATGCTTTTCTTCATTATTCGCATGTTCATTTGTATAAGCCTTGGCCTTTTCCTCTGCAGCATCCGCTTTTTTCTGCGCGCCCTCTTTCGTTTCAATAGCTTCCAGATCGGCAAATTTCTTCTGTAATTCCTCGACAGTCTGACTGATTTCTTCGACGATGTGGTTTATCCCGTCTCTCAGCGTTTCAAAATCATCAATGTAATAATCAGCTGTCGGAACGATGTTCTGATCCTCTAACGTTTTGGCGATAGAGAAAGTAAAAAATGAAGTCGCCAGCGCTTGGCCGTTCGTGTAATATAGTTTGATTTCCGCCTTAACCGTTCCGTAATGCTTGAGTTCTGCATTGGACAACACATATTCCGCTGTGCCGTTTACCTTGTCAGTGATGGCGAGGCTCTTTTTATAAAACGATCCATCATCATACAGTAAGACAATTTTTGCATCTACGGCTGACAGAGGCAACGGTACACCATCCTTTGTAAAAGAAAAAAACAGCTTTGCGCTGCCCGTGTCTTGCGTCATAAATTGTATATTTGTACTCCGGCCATTGATTGGATTTGTATTAATGTTGATCGGCACGCTGCCCGTTTTATACATCGTCGCTTATCCCTCCTTAGTGCTGCGGTGTAACCATCATTTGCGCCATACCGTACCCTTTTTCCGCATCGTACGGGGATTCAAATCTCATCACGGTTCCGTATCCGCCGCTTTCCGCCTTTGTCGCGATGCCGTCAACTGCTGAAACACTGTCACCGACGTTAACGGTATCATCAACGCGCACGAACACTTGACCAATCAATCCAATAATATGCCACTCGTCTCGTTCCTCTCGTGGCTTGTACTCAGCTTCCGGATCATAGTTCGGGTTCTCAGCTGGAATCGTAATGATGTCGTCACCGTCAAATACTTCCCGGTAGATAATGCCGCCAAATTCATCACGAAGAAAACGCTCATTCCAATAGAAGGCAGCTCCGCCAAGCACAACGCCGGCAGTCTTGGAAACGACGCCGAGTATCTTGTCGCCTTCTTGCGCTTTTCGGATTTTGTCGCCCTCTAACGCTACAAGATAAGACGCCTCTATCTTTGCTCCGTCAGCTGATTCAAAATACTCCGCCAAGTCTTTTAAATTCGATACGCTTTCTATTGCGCCCGTGGCCTTGACTGTTCCGCCCTTTGCGTTAAATTCAATTTTTTTGTTGGCTTCGGAGGCTTTGCCGTTTCCATGGCCTAAAACCATTGTGTAAGATTTGCTGTTCTTAGTGGCCTTGGAGAACATGACACCCGAGGACGGCCCATCTCCTGTTGTATGAGAATCGTATGAAAACATGACACCGTTGCGTGAGCCTTCTGAGGAAGAGCCGCCGGCGTTCCCTGCAAGCAGGTTGCGCTCACCTTTCGCGTACGTCGGCCCCGTACACGCAATAATCGCACTGTATTTCGTAAGTGCATGGCCCGAGCCGGAAGCTGCTCGAAATCCTCCCTTGACGTTATTCGGAACGACTGAATGCTTTTCTCCAGCAAGGACAGCCGCATCTTTATAACCGTAAGCTCTGACAAGAAAAATATTGGTCTGAGTGTTCGGAGAGGTGATGCCGGCCGTTCCGCTTGCTACATGTAGAAGGCCATTTAACAAGTTGACATTACGCACGCCGCCCCCTATCGCGATGCCGGTTCTTGCGGAATCATGGATAACAAAATCAGAAATAAATACATCATCGGTCATCTGATCGCCTCCGGTAATATAAATGTCACAATCAGCCTTTTTAAATCCGGTTATATGCAAGTTATTTACTGTTATCTTCCTGCTCTTATACTGGAAGGCAATGATCGACCCGTCTTTGTAGTCATATGTTGGATCGCCAATCGCTTTAAAACCGATTATCTGAACACGCTGGTACGCCGAAACGACAAGGGCTTTCGGAGCTAATCCTTCATAAAGCGAATTATAGACGGGTTCACGGGATGTGCAGTCTACTAACGTCACATCACGAGCCGTCTCGCTCCAAGGGTCTTTTACAAGATGGTGATCAATATGCCGTAAATCAAATGAGCGAACGTCACGAAATGATTCATGACCGCGAATGTGAACGTCACTCGGTGCCGGCCATTCCTTATGAGCTTTTACCTCTACGCCCCGCACATTCCCCTCCGTATAATTATCTATAACCCAGACATGCTTAGAGCCGTCGTCCACTTCAATTCCATTTGAATTGGCTCCGCCTTTACGGTGTGCAGTGCCACGCGGATTCGTCATCACATTGTTTGTGATGAAAACATACTCGCTGTAATGGGTCGTAATGCCGTCGTCACCATACCCCGAGCCGACACACTTGTCGATCCAAATATATTTGCTCCCCGTTGCCGTGTAATCTTTTGCTGTGATGTCATAAGAAGGCGCTGATACATCAAAACAATGTAAGCCGGGTTTAATGCCTTCAACACCACGTGCAATGCCAAACTTTACTTGCGCAAAAAGCAGACAGCTTGAATGTACACCACCGGTTGCACTTACGCCGCCCTGGCGATCAGGGTTCCAGTCAAGCGACATACCCTCCACTACGATATTCCGGTTACCTTTCGCATGATCAGCATTTGTGACAACCCACTCACTGGCCGGCGTGTCCTCGTGCAGCTTTAGAGTGGTGACGCCCATGCCCTGGCCGATCAAATACGTCCATGACGGCAGCTTGATGCCCCTTATGACATATTCGCCGGCTGATAGATTGAGCCGCACCTTTCCGTTTCCGATCGCTCTTTTGAATGCTTCTGTGCTGTCTGTCTCCCCGGTAGGGTCGGCCCCGTAGTCGTCTACGTTAACGTTTCTGGTGATTTTACGCAGAAGTTTGTTATATTCCTTATCGAGACGCTCTTTCAGCAATGGGGCAATTTCCCCATCAGCATTAACACGGGCGTCCACTACTTCTTTTACATTTGTTCCATCGGCATTAAGAATGAGATTGCGCACCCGATTATAGAGGCCGTCAATATAAGTTCGTAAGGAAAAGCCTCCGTGATCAATTTGCTCAGATGTATGTGCCGTAGTAGCTTTCTTATGACGTGTAATTTCACTTTCAAGCCCGTTTATGCTACTCTCGATAGCTTCCATATCACCAGATAGCTCATCCTCATAACGAGAGTTTCTAGTGGTATCATAATTTTTTTTCAACCTCAACACTGTATTCACTCTCCTTTTCGACAAAATAAAAAACGCCTATCAAAGCGCTGTCAGTATTTGATCAATATATCGTTTTTGTTCTCTCAGCTTCTTCGCTTGATTCACCGCGATATCTTGTATATCTTTTCTGAAATTGGCAAAAGTCAGCTTCGGGCTGCTGTATGGATTTAGCGGATTGTATTGGATCGTTAAGAGCCGCACATCATCCTCATAAGTCGTTCCGTCTGCTGTGTCGGCTAAAATGTGGACTGTATCGCCTTTCCAGAACGGCTTTTCAATTTTGAGCAATTTTGGTTCGTATACATATTGATAATCTACACTTACAACTGTTTCTGGGTATGGATTCACATGTTTTTTCAGCGCAGAAACCATGCTGCCCGACTTTTTTATAGTTTCGTCTCTGATCGGGTCGGCCCACTTCGGCTTACCTTCCCGCAGGAATTTCTTTTCCTCTGGATGGATATACAAGATTGGCTCAAATACGTATTTCGGTTTTTTGTCATTGCTCTTACTGTCCTTAGACATCGCGCCGTATCCCCATGCACGAGTAGAACAGTTTTGCGAGTTGGTTTTGATACTGATGCCCGGCATATTATAACGAGAGTCAAATGTGAAAGGGATCTCTTTCCCCATTTTCTTATAGACATGAATTTTATAATTATCCACGTCAAGCTCTAACTCATAATCATTTATGAGCTGATCTATTAATTCGGTAGAGTTTTTATCACCAAAATTCTCTTCTTCGGCGGTGGCGAATTTGCTTTGTGGCTCTTCCAGCACATATGAAAAATCAGTACCTTTTAACGCAATGTCAAAGGCCTCTTTTACGGTCAATTTCTTCGTTACTGTATCATCCACTCGATTCTCAGCAAGCAAAACGGTAAATATATGATTGGCCGTGATTGTTTTTGTCAGGACGTTTTTAGCCTGCTTCAAGTCTACATCTGTAATATAGTATTTTTGTTGTTTGAATCTTCTTTCGTCAATGTAAAGAATATTGTCGTTGACCAGTAAATCGAATTCAGTCGCATTGCTCTCTGTTTTGGTAATTGTAAAGGTAAAGCTCTTTTTTCCGGTAGTATCGTCTGTAAGATCAACGATCACGCCTGTTACTTCCACAACGTCATTTCCGTCTTTCGTGGAAACATGCAGCTGAGGAAAGTCCACATCTGACGGCAATTTTTTATTAAGAGGGATGTCGTTACCCGCGTATTCTTTACTCGGAAAGCTCGGTTCCTCTTCCGGGGTCTCCGGGGATTCTGGATCATCAGGCTCGTTCGGCAATTCTGACGCATCGTCATATTGCATCAACTTATACTGTTCAATCATGGTAATTAATTTATTAGCATAGTTGATGTCTGTTGCATAGCCAGCTTTTTGAACGGCTCGGCATGCTTTTTTATAATCCGTTTCCCCTACCACTGCTTTATACCGATCAAGACGATTATATAAGCTTCCCAGATCGGCCAAACTCTCAGCGTATGAAGGGTACTTTCTGAATTTAGCTTGTACCCTCTCAACATTTCCGTATTTGTCCTGCTCGCTGGTCCACATCAACACGTATTTTCCGTTATAGGTCCCTTTTATCCCAAACAAATTGAAAGCTTGTTTGGAAAGGCCGCTCGTGCCGAACCCACTTTCCAGACAGCCTTGAGCAATGACAAGGCTGGCAAGGACATTATATTTTTTCCGTACCTTTTGCGCCCCGGGTACCAGGCTTTTAATAAAGTCAGCCGCAGCCATGTCATCCCTCCTTACTTATAATAAAAACGAGTATCAAATAAAATTTCAAAGTCATTTGAGTTTATAATTTCAAAATCGTTCCATCCTACATCCAGTGTCGGCAGACGGCCGGATGTTTTCAGACGCTTATCCCCGATTACAGTATACTGCCTGATGAATGTGACTTTTTGCGGGCGTTTAAGCTCCTGCTCAATTTTCAATTTTTCCCCGTTCGTTTGGTTCGCAATGGTTACGTTTGTCCCTTTGGCCCACAGAAAGACGTTATAATCATGCTGCAAAGTGTTGACCGCGGCGCCGCCGGGGTTGTAAACGCTGAATCGTTTTTGGTTCTTGAAATGATATTCAAGATCATCTCTCCGAAGGATTCCCATGCCGGGACTCCAGTGCTCTCCATTGAAATTCTGGATGGTAGAAGAGGTATATTTCGACTCGGCAAGCCCCAGAATGTCCGTGAAATCCACTGTAAATGTGGCATGATTTTTCTGTTTGTCCTTAGGGATAGAAAAATTCCCGTCACACGTAACAAGAAATCGACGGTTAGGCAGAAGGTCCGTCGAAATATAATAAGGAAACGGCTGCACTAACAATGAATATAGTTCATGCCGGTTTTGATAAAAGGTTTCGGGAATGATGGAATCAATTAAAAATTCAACCTTGATGCTTCTCTCTTTGTAAACAACGTCCCGAGGGTGCTGCGTTGGCACTAAACCATTTATCCTCTGAAGTGATGATGTTTCTCGTTCAATATTCGGTGAGTCAGGCGTGAAGCTGCGCACCTTAAAACGAGGGAGAATGCGTGATAAGCTTTGTTCTCCCATACCGTTATTAAAATCAATATATAAATCTAGCATTATGATCTGACACCGCCTTTATAGGCATTCTGGTTGTATCGGTCTGCAGCTTTCTGGTCAAGTATCCTGCCATCTCCTTTTTCAAAAGCGATCGTCGCAATTTGTTGGCCGTCCATATGCACCGCAGCCGGATGGATGATAATAGGCTGCTGAGGTATCGCGGCCTGGCCTGCCCCGCCAGACTGTTGCTGTGACAGAAGTGTGATTAGAGCGTCGAGTTTTTGGTTTAAGTCAGGCGTGTCAACTTCATTCCGAACAGTAAGCTCCGACTTCATTGAAATGAGCTGATCAGCAGCCCCCTTTATGTTGAAAGCCATCTGATTTAATTCCTGCTTAAACGAGGTCATCGCGTTCTGTGCCATAAAAGCAGCGCTTTGTTTTACGTTTTTGGCCTTGTCCTCTATCCCTAACGCAAACCCATCAGAAAAGTTGTTTCCTTCCGCTTTTGTTAGTTTGGAGGGAGAATGAGAGTCAATTGACTTTTTTAAGGTCCGCAAGGCGGATTTCCCCAGATTCCATGCCGCACTGAAGAGAGAGCTGTTTTTTGATCCCATTCCATTTATAAAGCCAGTAACAAAATCGGTACCGACACCTTGTGCCTTAACGCTTTTCAGCCCTGTTTTTGCGCTGTTTGCAACACTTTTTCCGGCGCTGTTTGCTGAGCCTTTTTTGCTAAGAACGCCGCTGGCTAATTCAGTTCCGGCCTTTTTACCGCCTCCGCCGTCTGAGGTTTTGGCTAAATTGCTCGTTACCGATGAGCTAAGAGAGCCGGCCGCAGATGTATTGGCGCCTTTGGTAGACGTTAAACCAGCTTTATGCTTATTTCCTTTGTTTTGTCCTGCTGCATTTGCTTGCCCGCCGCCTTTCCTCATCTCGCTTAAAGCAGATTGGAGTATAGACGCCCCCGCTTGTGCATTACCGGGCTTTGTAGAATTGATACCTGTACGAAAGGCATTTCCTTTATTTTGTCCGGCCTGTGCGGGCGTGGCATTATCTGCGGAAAGCGAATTGTTAAGGGCTTGCTGTAAGACCGTTCCCCCACCAATCACTGCTGGTGTGGACTGCTTCAAACCGGCAGAAAAATCCTCAGCAACCTTCTTCCCTGATTGGCTGGCGCTTGTCGGCTTATCTAATTCCCCTTCAACATTGGCAACCATCTGACTTGCTTCTTCACGGGCTTGTTCTTTGGTCATCCCCATACCTTGGTAAAACTCTTCTAAAGCCTGTTGGGTTGTCTCAATCGCTTTTTCTTTGGACTGCCCTAATTTTTGAAGATAGTCTATTTGCCGTGCCGCCCATCGTTCTTGATATGCGGCCTCCTGTTCTTCAGCTTGCGACGCTATTCCCATAGAGTTAGTAGTAAACTCCGTTTGTCTCTCAAGAGCCTTTCCTGTTTCTAAATCAAGGAGTTTCCCATCTCTCGACATTTTAGAAAACAAGGCTCTCGAGTTTTTTTCGTAGACATCGGTATTTTTGGTTAAAGCTGTATTATAGTCAGCTGTGCTTTTGCTCAGTAATGATCTTCTTTGTTCAGCCTCTATATATCCCTGCGCAAATAACTTCTCAATAACATCATTTCTGTATTCCATGTCTTTCTTGGCGGCTTGTTTACCATCGTCATAGACTTTTTTAATGTCGTTGTTGTACTTCTGAGCTTGTTTAAATGAAAGCTGTCCTTGCTGATCCATTACTACTTTTTGCATTGCTAATGCTTCTTTTTGATTGGCCGCAAATTTACTTGTAGACAATTCAAAATAGGAAACAATGTCATTGAATTGCTTCTTTTGTGAGGCATTCATGTTGGAAGTGACGAGGCCCGTCTCTTTTTGTAGAGCATTTAACTGTTTCAGTTTATTTCTAGCCTCTTGCATATCTTTATCAATTGCGCCAACCATCTTGTCAGTCATCTTTTCGCCGGCTTTTTTTGTTTTCTCATCGGTGTCCGCGTATAGCCCTTTTAAGACAACCAGAGCATCCTTTTTAAGTCCTTCAAGTTCTTGTATCAACTGGTCGCGCATGCTGGCATATGTTTCAACTAATTTAGCTGACATCTTTTGAGCTTCTGAACCAGATACCCGCGTCAATTCAAACAGCTGCAGTTCTGCCTTTTCCCTTAAATCCACATAGGCGGAAGCAGATTTTTGTGTTGCTTTAGAAACGCCATCGCCGTAAAGCAAGGCGGATTCCCGCGCCTCTTCTTGCTGCTTTTTCTGGTTCTTCAATTGCTCAGTGTAAGCGTAAGTAGCAACCGAAATACCGCCAAGCAACGCTGTGCCTCCCACAATCGCAAGGCCGACAGGACCGGTAAACGCCAAAAGCGCTCCTATTCCAGCTGTAAGGGTGGCGACAGCTGTCGTAACCCCTAATACACCTGTTGCCAGAACGGCTGTTTTCGCTATGGTTTGCACGGTGCCGGAATCCAGATTATTAAACATCATAATCAAGTCGCTGCCCTTGTTTGCTAAATCGCCCAGGGCAGGCAAAAGGCTTTCCGTCAGTTTGATTTTTGCCCCTTCAAGTGCTGACTGAAAAGCTACTATGCTTCCGTGTGCATTATCCAGCATCGTATCCGCCATCTTTTTGGCGGCTCCATCTGATTTTTCAAGCGCCTTGGTATTATCCCCCAGAGCCTTTGAACCTTTTTGAAGAAGGACAGCCCAATGTTTATATGCTTCAGCGCCCACAATCGTTTTTAATGCGGCCGCTTGTTGCTCTTTGGTCATGCCTTTCAGACCTTTTTCCATTTCCTCAACGACTTCCGGCATGCTTTTCATGTTTCCGGCTGCATCGAAGAAATCAAAACCTAATTTTTTGACAAGCTTCGAAGCCTTCCCCGTTGGCGAAGCGAGACGGATCAAGGATGTACCAAAAGCCTGCCCTGCAATTGAACCTTGCAGACCTGCGTCACCAAAAGCCATAATGGCGGCCGCTGATTCTTCCATTCCCCAACCAAGAGAATTAGCGTTCGGCGCCAAAAACTTCATGGCTTCGCCCATCTGTTCGACGTTGGTGTTTGCGTTGGCTGCGGCGTAAGCAATGACGTCCGAGGCGTGTCCTGACTCTTTTGCTTTTAGAGCAAAGGCAGACATGATATTTGATGTAATATCCGCGGCTGCACCTAATTCCAGTTGGCCGGCTGCCGCCAGACTGAGCATCCCGGGCATTGCATCATAAATGTCATTAACCTTAAATCCGGCCATTGCCAAAAAACCCTGTGCATCCGCTGCCTGACTTGCTGTAAAGACAGTGGTTGCACCGAGTTCTTTTGCTTGCTCTCTCAATTTCGCGATTTCTGCCGCCGATCCGCCGGAAATGGCCTGGACCTTACTCATTTGCTTTTCAAAGTCAATACCGACCTGAACAGCATCACGTAGGGACAGAGCCAACGCACCAAAGGCGATGCCCGATGTCATAGCTACTGACGAACCAACGGAACGCATTTTTCCGCCAATTGAATCCATTCGTTCGCCCATGATCCGAACGCGGGAGGAAGCTCTTTTCGCTGCCTCCTCTAACGCTTTTATCCTCTGAGTCGTACTATTTAGCGCGTTTTGCGTCTTATTCATTGCGGCAGTAGCATTATTTAAACGGCGGGCGAGGGTTTGCGTTTCTTTTATGTCTTTCCCTTTTTTTATAGCCGCGTCTGCGTAAGCTCTCTCAAGCGCCTTTACTCTGCGTTTATGTGTTTCCAATTGTTGTGTTAATGTTTTTTCGGTTACTTGAGCAGTTTTTAATTCGTTTCCCCACACACCCACTGCCGTACGGTTTTTTTCAAATTCCGACTTCAAATTTTTCATTTGAACAGCACAGGCGCTCATTTCTTTTTTAAACTCAGATGAATTCGAATACAGCCTGACCTTTATGTCTTTGCTCAATCGGGCACCTCCTTATCCGAGAATTTGATCAATATACATAGGTTCATCATTGTTTTTTGCCTTCGTTCGTGCCTTCTCTTGTGATTTTCTCCGAGCCAGTCTTTTCAGATGATAGACAATGTCCATTTCGTCAATTTGATTCTGCGTATATCCTATTTCCTCAAGGGCGTTGTACATATCAAGGACTGACTCAGACAGACTTACTCCCCCGGCTCTTCACCATTGGAAATTTCTCCGCTACTTAAAAGAGCCGTTGCATCTGCAATGTTCCCCAACACATACTGTGCAGCAGCAAAAATTGTCCTTCCTGCTAACCGGGCGTCAATCCCTTCTTCAAACTCATCAGGCGTGAATTTCTGGCCAAAGGTATTACAGACGAATTCAATTTGTTCATCAGTAAATAGACGTTCAGAATCTTGGGATTCAAAATCATCAGTAATTTTTGCAGCCTTCCGGAACAATAAACCTGTAATATGGTCAGGTGTAACAAATTTTTTATCTTTGCCATCAAGCCGAAGTGTAATAGACAATGCTTCCATGTAAGTTCCTCCTTTTCCATATAAAAAGAGCGCTCTTAGGCGCTCAATGAATTATTTACCAACATCAACGACAGGCGGTTCCTCTTTTGTGATGTCCTTATAGACAACTTGTTTAAACCATGTTTCGGCGTTGATTCCGTTGCCCTCTTCCGCCTTTGCTTCCCATCTTTTCTTTCCTTTTTTCAAATTTGTTAACGGGCTGAATTTTATTTTGACTTGGGTAGGTTGAGGAGAAGGTTTTCCTTCCTCTGTTTTATGTTCAACAGGTACTAATTCTGGTTTTCCTTTCAAGGCCCAATAATAACGGTATCCACCCGTTGAGATTTTGGCGCGGAAACCCAATGCAATTTCAAGAGTCCTGTCATCTGCACTAGAGAAATGAATACCACCTTCAACTGTTTTCCCGAAAATTTTCGCCTGCATATCAAGGGGTAAATCCGCAACTTCCATTTCCCCGTCAATGTCTCCTAAGCTGCTTAACTGTGCAAACGCACCGTTATCTGCATAGAAGGTTTCTGTTTCAGATTTCGGATCAAGTTTCATACTAACTGCGCCTGGCAATTCCTCTGGAACCGAAAATTCAAGTTCATCTTTCGTGTCTTTCAATACTTCGGCGATATGAAACATATCCAAGCCGGATAATACTTTCCCCATCTAATTTACCTCCTGATAATAGGTTTTTTTATAACGTCTGGCCTTATGAAAGACCTTTGTGTCTGTTTCGTATAAATCTTGAGAATCATACCGGCTGTAGCCGATTCCCCGCATAAGCCTGTCTATTTCGGCAGCAATCGTTGTTTCTTTGCCGCGGGTGCTCGCTTGAGTGAATATGCTGATCTGATAACGCACCTCAAACGAATAGGCCTTGTTGTCTGCAAAGTCCTCATCAGCGTCTTGAATCTCTGAAAAAACTACTCTTGGAAATGCGCTGACATCATTCGCACCGAGGTTATGAATTCCGCCAGATGCCAGGCCTTTTAATAAGGCACTGGAATTAAGTGTGCTCACCAATTCAATTTTAGGAGAGTAGGTCATTTGATCGGCGCTGTAAGTATTCGCTCCATTAATTCCACAGCAGGCCCCTCCCCTTCTTTCCCGCCTTTTTCTATGAACGGTTGCGGCGGCATTTTTGAAGTTCCCCACTCCAAGAAACTCCCGCGATACGCTACCTTTTTATTCGGACCAACAGCCACAAACCTCACTCCGTCCTTGGATTCTCTGACATTGGAGACTGTGATGTTGTCCTGCATATGAGGTTGTTTTTTATCACTCCGGTTAACATGGGAGCGTTGCCGTTCAGCGATAATTTCACCGCCGGCCTTTAGCGCTACGGGTTCCACCTTTTCGATGTCTCCGCCGATTTTTTCAAAATACTGCGTTAGATCATCTATGCCGTCAAAGCTCATATCAGCCATTGATTCCCACCTCCTGACAAAGAATCTCAAGCTCTTCCCCTTGATCATCCGGATCGTTAGTGTCCAAAATATCAAAAACGCGTTCCGTCTTTTCTTTAGGAACGCGCTTAACAATCCGCATATTCGGTTTTATATCCTTCCGGTAACGCACCGTGATTTTTTTTGGGGTCTTGACTCCCAATGCTCCGGCAATCATAGATTCGCTATTCCCAAGAGAACCAGCCCCCTCCACAGCTCCCCAGACCGTGAATAAGTCCACATAGGTTGCATTCCAGTTACCTTCTTCATCCTGTGTCTCGGTTTTCTTTTGAAAGGTCAGACGGTGCCGGAGTTGGCTGATCTTTTTTCTCATTTTCTAGTTCCTCCACAGATACATAACGCAGCTGCGTCAATATATTTTCAGCAGTAAAAGGGATAGACGAGCCGGTTTTCCCAGACTCATATATCCCTTTGTTTTCATACCAATGTTCAACAAGCATTTGAAGTACCAGCTCAAATTGCGGGTGCCCTTCAATATACCGGCCTATTCCATTGATGATATGACTTTTGGCCGCCGCTATTTGATTCAAGAGCTGGCGATCATCCTCTTCATGCTCGACCTTTAAATAGTTTTTAATAGCCTCTAAATCCATTCAGGACACACCGCCTATTCTGTCGGTTCTTCTTCGGTTCCTTTCAAAGCAGCCAGGTCACTTTCAAGGTTATTCATTTTTTGTTTCAATTCATCAAGCACTTTTGTAATTTCGCTGTTTAGATGCTCCGGCATCACGCTGCCAGTTCCGATGTTTTTACTCCGGACGGATTTTTCTGCAAGCATTTCATACGTAATGCTGCTTTCTTCAATAACGGCCGGATCACCCTTGTCTCCTTTCTCACCTTGCGGGCCTTGCTCGCCAGTATCTCCCTTTGGTCCGGCCGGTCCCGGTTCACCTTGTGGTCCCTGTTCCCCGGGTTCCCCCTTATCGCCTTTTGGTCCTTGCGGGCCGGGTTCCCCCGGTTCTCCTTGAGGACCTTGTTTACCGGTATCGCCTTTGTCTCCTTTCTCACCTTTTTCACCCTGCAGTCCTTTTACAAAAAGCGGATTTTCTTCGCTGTTTTCTTTGAGATAGACCGGCGTTATCGCCTTGCCGTCTTTTCCTTTTTCAGATGAAGTTTTGATTCCATTACTTTCATATAAATAATCTTCAGCCATCTGCAATCATCCTTTTCCTTTTATTTTTTATTCCGTTTTTCCGTCAGACTGAGAACCGGCAAGCTCTTTCAATTTATCTTCTATAGCCTTGAGACGATCTAAAACAGATGAATTTAAGTGTTCTTCCATTACACTGCCGGTGCCGATATTCCTGCTGCGGACCGACTTATCCGCCAACATTTCATTGGTTACGCTTCCGGGTCCTGGTTCAGATTGGTTGCCGTCTAAACTGACCTCTTGTCCATCTTTAATGACCTTGCCCCCGGCAATTTCTAAAATACCGCCGATGACGGTACGATTTCCCCCGTCGGCGGTGTAGTTTTTTGGTATACGCATGGTGCCCCCTCCTTTTACGCGTCATCAAGTGTTAATTGACCATATACAACGGCTTCTGAATCCCACAGCCTTACGTCCTCGCGCTCGATAGCACGTACTTTTGTTGTGTTCGTTTCAAAGGCGCCAGCTCCCACGTCAGTAGAAGCAATAGATTGCTGCTGGCGGTCAAATAAAACGATAGCCTCCTTCAAGTCACCAATAATCATTGGTGCTTTTCCAGAGACTGTCTTTAGGACTTTATTTGAAATAACCACGACACGGCGGCCGAACAGCATTTTGTTTGTTGGTTCACTTGGAATATCCTTCAAGAGATACTTTCCATCTCCGTCTTTCAGTTGATCAAGGTAATCAAATCCGTCTTGGTTCGTCATGATAATAGCTCCGGCAGAGATAGCAGGATCAAGGGTTACGTTAAGTGTCTTCTTAATGTTATCCAGGCCTTTGAATTGAACCTTTTTCAAAGAATCAAGGATTGAAAGAATTAAAGCATTCCGCGTTGTGATTGATTTCTTTACAAACCATCTGGCGACATAAGACATAATAGCCTGGTCGGTATCTTGTAAAAGTGTATTCGATAAAGGCAGGATGCCCGCATAATCAGTGATTTTGTAAGAAAGCTTGGTAAACCTCGGTTGATCTGTCTCTGCAATTTCGTCCATTTCTTCTAAGACGGCAAACGGCGTCATGTCACTGTTTTTCTCAAGCATACGTGTACCTGAACGGGTCGCAACTGGCTCAACTGTTACATATTGTTCAAGCTGTTGCTCTTGTTCCCGTTTCAATTCCTTGATCGTTCTCGAAATATCTTCCGGAATTAAAATGCCGCCGTCTTCTTCATTTTTACCGGACATCGCACGAAACTCTTCACTTTCAAACAGATCGCGCTCTTCCTCCGTTAAGCGTTTGCCGCGGAGGGATTTCATGAAAGCTTGAGTGAACATTTTTTGTCGTTCTTCTTTTGCCCCTGTATCGCCGGCCCTGCCCTCTGGGTTGCGCTCTTGTTCGGGCACAAAGTTTACACCGCCCGGTAAATCCGGGACATCAAGTGAACGTCCCTCGGTCATCAATTCGATTTGATTTTTAAGCTGTTTCACTTCATCAAGCAATGCACGCGCTTCATCGGTATTGCCCTCCTGCAGCGCCTTATCTGCTTGCTGCTTCTTTTCAGTAAACTGTTGTCTTAATGCGATTTCTTTCTTGCTCATTTGCATTGGCATAAAATCATTTCCTCCTTGTTTTCTGAACTAAAAAAGACCTTACTCCGGGAGTACAAGGTCTAATAGTTCCAATTCCATTTTTAACGCTTCATCTGATGAATTACGTCTTTCTTTCAGCTGCTCAACCTTTTCTAAACTGCGGGCACCTACAACCGCCTCAGTATCGCTGTAAGCAGGCGTAGTGACGAGCGAAATGTCAAAAATACGATTGATTTTATTAATTCGTCGCTCGTAAATGTCCTCATCTTCATTGATACGCCATTCATCTGCCTCAGCATCCCCATAATCAAGTGAAAAAGCAAAAGAGCATTGATTGATCACACCGCTCCGGACATTCTTTATTAAATCACGCGCATATGACGTGTCTGAGGGCTTAAATCGGAATTTGAGGCCTATCCCGTCTATTTCTAATTCAAGACGGCCAGTATCCTCGGAAACGGTATTTCTCGCTAAGGGAAAATCTTGCTTATGATTAAAAAGGGCGATGACGTTAGACATGTCAGCTGAGTCAAGGGCCGTTCTGCTGATTATCTCTTTAAACCATCCCAAACGTTCTGACCATTTTTCGAATTTGAGAGCGTACCCTTCGATATATTCACTCTGCCCCTCACCTTCGGAACGTAACTCAATCGGCGTCGTCAAATGCCGAACCTCTTTATCCTTCATTCTTGTTGTCACCCCCCTTCATGGCGCCGCCAGCTTTAAGCCGCTGATATTCTTCCACAAAATCGAGGAACACATAGTTTAAGCTGGAGATATATTTGTCGCCGTTTTCAATAGGGTTGCGCTCAAGTAATTCTCTGATTTCGTCTTTATTCAGCACTCCTGTTTCATGAAGTGTTTTCAAATACTCCGCTTGCGTCTTACTGTCGCCGCGCAGCTCGCTATCTATATTGAATTTCACGTAATGGCCGCTTTTCTGATCGTGATCTAAGAACAATTTAACGTTTAGTTCTTGTTCAAAATTCACAATCCACGGCTGCAGCGTGTTTCTGACATATTCAATGGACTGATGCTCAATATTTGAAAATGTCGCTTTATCTAATTCGTTCAGCTTATGCAACGGCACTTTATAAATCATGGAAATCTGTGCTTTGTTAAACTTCATAGACTCAACAAATTGAGCTTCTTGCAGAGGCATGGAAATAGATTGATATTCCAGTCCGTTATCTATAATGGCGATATTTTCACCTTGATTCACCCGTTTCCACTCTTTGCGCACGTTCTCTTTTGGTTTTTCATCCAGGAACGCCGGAACTTTCAATATCCCCCGAGGAGTTGCCTCGTTCTTGTACAGTTTGGCGTTATACTTTGTGGCAGCCGCTTGCGCCCCGATATGCTCCCGCACAACGCCAATAGGTGATTTACCATGTATTCCGTCAGTCGAAAGCCCTTTAAAATGCAGTACTTCGTAGTCGTATAATTCAACGGCTGTCCCGTTTATCACAGTTTGATACCACAGCATGCCTGTTGTCGGATGAACGTAAGCATTCGTGTAATCAGGGCGCAAGGGAAAGAGCGCTTCCGGGTAACCATGTGGTCCGAATTGAATATAGGAATATGCATTCCCCCAAGTCAGAACATGAGTCATCATGAGCTTTTTCCACGTGAAGGCTGTCATGTAAGGATTCGGCCGAGCATAAACAGCATGCGCGGACATGTGCTCGGGTTTCCGCTCTATGCCGCTGTCCGTTCTTTTATATGTGTGAATCGGCAGTTTGGCAATGTCATCCGATAATACATTGACACATGCAAATATGTCCGGCTGCACAAGTGAGTTGCTTTCACTCACTCTCTCACCGCTTGCTGTTTTCCGGCCGCCGAACATATTTAATAAAATGTTGTTAAAACCATCTTCATGATCTGACGAGCCAGAACGTTTCTCAAACATTCGTTCAAGCAGCATTTATATCACCTCGCTTTCTTTGATATGAGGTACGCATAAAACATTAAAAAGACACCCGTCAGAATAAGACCGATGTTTGTGCTCCATCTATAGACAGCTGTCAGAATAAAGGCGGCTCCCGCCATAAACAGCAGATCATTTATTATCAAGCAGAAAAAAGAAAGCAGGGCTTTCATATACTTGGGGTGAAAAAACCACTTAAAAAAAGCTTTGATCTTTTTCCTGACTTTTTTCATTTTCTCACATCCTAAAAACTGAAATTCCCAGAGCCGAAGTGATTATTTAAATCTACTCTATGGTTTGTGTCATGATACATCGCTCTGGCGTAAGCATTTATAACAGCCGCAATAGGGTCGATTCTCTGCGGTGATTTTGCTTTATCCAGCATGATATTCTCTTGCGGGTCCATTTTCGTAATTGCGTTATTAATTGCCCATGTTAAAACCGGATCATCGCCATGCACGACTTTCCTTTCAAATACCTTTTCTCGAAAGCTTTTTGTTGGTAATGAAAGATGATTGATTCTCTGCGGCAGTTCCACCATTGTATGCCCTTTTGATTCAAGCCGCTGCGCTAAATGAAGAGCATTCCACTTGTCATATGCTGTCTCTTGTAGTCGAAAACGGTTTTTATGAATAAATTCAATAATCCATTGTTCAACTAATTGATAGTCAACTGCTTCGCCAGATGTATAAGTGATAAATCCCATCTCTCTCCACAAATCATATGGCACTTTATCCGTCGCCATTTTTTCTTTGGCTCGGGCTTCAGGCATAAAGGAATGTTGACCGACATAGAAAAAGCCGTCTTGCATGGCCACATATCCAACGGAGGTTAAGTCTGTTGTCATTGATAAATCAAGGCCCAAATAAACGGGCAGTCCTTGCAAATCAGGAATTTCCCCGCTGCAAGCGCGCCATTTTGTCATCTTCATATAACCATTGTCCTTCTGGTCAACCCATCGGTTCATATTTTTGGTGAGGAAACTGCGCATCTTTTCAGGCACTTCAAGAGCCACTTTTAAAGCAGAACGTAATGACTCCATCCCCTCGGGGTATGTTGCCACAATCGGATTCGCCTTGATCCAGTTTGATTCATCTTTTATGTCATCTTCCGGGTCCAGTTCACAGATCATAACAAAATAATCATCATTCTCCGTGTCAATGTCTGGATCAAGAATTTTACTCGTATATTGATATTCCTTAAAGCATGGCCGCTCCATGTTGAAACCCGCTGTCGTAATAACAGCCATTAACGGACTGCGCCGGGCGACCATCCCGCTGTCCAGGACATCGTAAATCTCACTTGTTTCATGTGCGTGGTATTCATCCACAATTCCCAATGATGGATTTTTACCATCCCCGAGCTTCCGGGCCTCACGGGAAAGAGGCTGGATAATGGAGTTTGTTTTATATTTTTTCACGCGGCCATTAGCAGAGGTGTATTTCCCTTTGAGTATCGGCGCGTGATGCAGCTGCTCAAGAATTGCTTGATATACTTCATCTGATTGTTCGCGGGACCAGCCTGCGATAAATACCCGGTGTTTTTCTTGTGTCGGGAAAATCTCATACGATGCTATTAAAGCTAAAAATTGCGATTTCGCATTTTTACGGGCCAGCTGGATATAAGCTTTCCGGAACCGGCGGGCGCCATTTTCTTTTTTATAGAATCCGTATATATTGGCCGCAATAAAAAGCTGAAAGTCTGTTAATTCAATCGGCTGCCCTGCAAGTATACCTTCGACATGATTAAATTGCCGCGACCATTCATAAAAATCCACCACAGCTTCAGCATCAAAGTAATAAGGGCAGTCATCTTCTGCGAGCCGGTCAACATCTTTAAAAAATCGCTCTACAGCCCATTTTTGCTTTTTGCCTGCCTTAATTTCTCCGGAGCGAATTTTCTCAGCATATGACCAAACCCGCTCAATGAGAATTTCGGCTGTAATCTCTTGCATTACATGCGGCCCCCGAACCGTTCTTCCTCTTTTGACTTCGGTTTCCCATCATCTTTTTTCGGGATAACAAGTTTACAGCGAGAGGAAATGGTCAGCCCTAAATCACTAGAAGCTTGCCGGCATTGTTTGAACAGCTTGTCTTGATTGATAAGCAAATCACTGTATGTCTTGTTCGCTACTTCAAATTTATTTCCGTCATCATCCTCAACTAATGCAGTAATGGGCGTTTCGAGTAAGACTTCGGTCATTTCCAAGTATTGTTTTTGAGCAAACAAAAAACGGGCAAGCGCGTCCACATCTAAATTAGTCATAATTCCGATGTTTTTTAGCTCATCCGCTATCTTTTTAAACTCTCTTTTTAAGTCTTTTGGCAAATATGATGGAGCTTTTACTTTGTCGTTTGGTGCCTTTACTTCCTGTGCTCGACGCTCCTCAATCTCTTGCTTTGTCAAGTTTTTCTTGCCTTTCACCAGTAGCAAGTCAACAGGTTGCCGCGGTCTAGCCATTCCCTCACCTCCTTCCGAATTTTCATTTAGGGAATTTATCAAAATGGGGAGGGGAGCGCGGTCTCCGGCAAACGTCCTCTAGGGATTTAAGGGTGGGGGGCCTCCATCTCCTTCTTCAGCTGGCTCATGGCTGCTTGTATTTCCTTTTGTGCTGTTTCTATTTTCTTTGAATATAGATCGACAGCTGATTCCTTTTTCATGTTACGACGAAGAGCAAACATCTTTCTTATTCTGTGCTGCATTCGTCTGATGTCCTCGTTCGTATAGAAGGATGTATACTCAGCCTTGCAGCGTGGACACTTGATATAATGCTCTTTGATTCCGTTGTTGTGCTTCCTGATCTTTGAACAGCCTTTGATAAGCAGTCTGGTCATACATTGATCACACACGCACGTTTGATGTTCTGTTCCCAAATCCTCCATCCTCCTTCGCTGTCTTCCGGCCGTGGCACGGGGCACATAGGGGCTGCCATTTACTTGAATCCCAGAATAGTTTCATGTCTCCTTTATGCGGAACGATATGATCGACAACTGTCGCCGGGGTTCTTCTGCCTTGCATCAAGCAGGCAGCACATAACGGATGCTTGGACAGGTAGCCAGCGCGCGCCTGCCTCCACTTGCTGTTATACCCCCGTTTGGCAGCAGACTCTCGGTATTGATCATAGGCCGGCTTGGTTCGCCTGTGCTGTTCACAGTAGCCCTCTCGTGTGAGGTTTGGACAGCCGGGTTCATTGCATGGCGTCAAAGCTTTCTTCATTCCAATCCCTCCAATCATATTCTTTCTAAACTGCTCCCATACTCAGCCGTTAACGTCAGTAGTTTTTCTGCGAATTACCCGACGCGGTTTACAGAGAATATAAAAAAGCGTGCTCTATTCAGAATCACGCTTACTTTCAATTTTTTTTATATTAATAAGTTCATTTAAAAAATAGCCCTGAAAAGCATTCATATTAGATGAATAATGGTTAAACCCTTTTGAAACAATCCATAACAACAAACCAATTATCAAAAGATACAAAACGTAACTTAGAAAAGAAAACAAATAAAATTGCACACCTATAAGAGAGTTAAAATAACATTTAACATTAAAACATATGAAAAGGATTATGTTTGCGATTAATGATAAAAAGATTGATATTCTGAGAGCACCTAAACTATGAATAGTGCTAAGTATATGTCTATATCGTTCTGCAATATAATTTCTTTGATCTTCATCTAATCTCACTAATTCTCTATGCCATATATATTCAAACACATAATAATTTTCAACATTATTTCGTTGCCCTTCTTTTATTCCTGCCTCTTTTATATGTTTATCAAAATCATCAACTAACTTCACTGCATCTTCAATAACATCTTTTTTCCCAGACCATCTAAATGAAAAATAAATTTGTTGCATAATGTATCCTAGTGTTACCCCTAAAAAAGCTAGGGAAACTATTACACCTAGAATTTTAGTTATATCAAATTTAATTTGAATTAATTCGTTTTGGATCAGTAGCAAAAAAGAGGGTATTCCAATTAAAAACATAAAAACCCAACCTGGGATTCCCCACCTAATAAGATATTTCGTGTCAAAATTCATAATCTCACCTCTATCCACAATTATCAGCGAATAGGGTGCAAAAAGGAACAATTTGCGAAATTTGTCGAACGTTTTACCTGATGCAGTTTAGAGAGAACATAAAAAGCGACCTCCATCGGAAGCCGCTCTCAGCATCATTTATCTTTTTGGGGAAATATAAATACCAAGTTCTTTATTCCGTATAAGGTCATCCATTGACGTTTCTCACCTCCCACAGAATAAAAAGCGCCTTCCCATGGTGGGGAGGCGTTTGCCTGTTTATTACCTATTACCATAGTACCTCATCGAAAACAAAATGGTGTGCCTCAAATCTGCCACAAATGTGCCATTTATTTTTTATATTCAAATTCCTTACTTTTCAACACTTTCATAAATGTTTCGTCATTAAAATACAATGGCACTTTTAATCTCATATTTATTTTCATTTCACCTTCTGAATCAAGATCGTTGCTATCTATCCGCAAATCATTTTCTAAGGGGTCAAGGTCTAGCTCTCTCAACGTTTCCAATAAAAGACCAAGTAAATCATCTTTATTTAGAGTAGTTGTAAAGCTGCAATTAAAAAATTTCATGTTTGTTTGAGATTTATTCGAGTTATTAGCACTATTAATTAAATTTGACCTTACTAATTGTTCTATTTCACTGAGTCTATTTAAAACTAAATATTTATCAGGATCTTGATCCTTCACATGCTGCAAAATCATTGACTCATTTGACGCTCTATAAATAGGATTGTCTGACTCTTTTTCATTAAGCGCTGCTTCTACATATTTTTTGAAGGTTCCCTTTACCTCTATCACACCCATCATATCATTTGTAAAAAATATAGTACGCTCAGCCCCTAAGTCAAAAGGCAATTTAGTACCATGTTCACAAACATGGACTATTGGCTTCCGAATAGCATGCCTTACAGCTATTTCATACATTACATTTGGATTCAATCCCGTTAAGTTAGCGATAACTAAATCATCTTCTAAAATTCTACTAATTAATTGATTTGTTATAGATCCCCCATCGCTCATTCTATGGGCAACCGTTGTTTCAAATCCTAGCTCATTCAAAATTGGTACAATTACAGCATCTATAAAACCTTCTGCAGAACGCCTGATACTTGTATTTTCGTTTCCAATTGGAGTTATAACAAATGCTCTTTTATTCGTCTTTTGTTTTAATTCTTTCCGAACCCCAGTTCTTGACAAGTTTTCATACCCCCAAATATTTATATTAAGATTATAATGTATTATTCCTTGTTTATCCACATAATCCACGAATTACCCATATGTTATAAACTGTTCAACTGCCCGGAGTGCCGTCAGCCCTTGCCACCCTTGTTTTCAAGCAATATCCTTAAAATGAATTCCACGTATGCTTTTTGAAGGGAATCAATAGAAATATGCAGAAAAAAAGACTCATCTTGTTTATGAGATGAGCCTGCTTATATCTTGAATTTCTTCATGGCGTTGTTCATGGCATCCTGGTTAATTCCAATGTATCGAAGGGTTGTCCGCTGGTCAGAGTGGTTGAAAATCTCCTGCAACATGGCAACATCTTTTGTTTGTCTATAAAAATGGTATCCGAATGTTTTTCTCAACGTGTGCGTGCCTATATCATCCAAACCGACATGCTCAGCGGCAGCCCTTAAAATCTTATAGGCCATCGACCGGGAAATGGGCTTGTTGATCCCTTCGCGGCTTTTGAAAAGATATTCATGATCTTCTTTCCCCTCAATATATGCTTTTAATTCCCTTTGAAGAGCCGGCGTCATGTCAATTCTCTTTTTCTTTTTGGTTTTCTTCTCTATAAGATTGAAATACGGCCGTTTGGCGTCCCTTACCCTCAGTTCCAGTATATCTGATATGCGAAGCCCTGAGTTTATCCCGGTAACAAATAGCATGTGATTCCGCTCACTCTGTTCTTTTAAAAACCGCTTGATATAGAAAATGCATTCCGGGTCCCTTATCGGCTGAACAAAATTCATTCCGGCGCGCCCCCATCCTTACAGACTTCCACGCGAAGGGCAAAGGCTAACCGGTAAAACGCTTTTGCTTTCGTCCGGTAATAACTGCGCTGGCTGATTCTCATTTCTCCATAGACTTCATAATCATACATCTCTTCATTCTGCATGTAGAGCATGACGAGAATTTGCCGCTCCTTTTGGGAAAGCCGGTTAACCGCTCTTTGCATTCTCTTTAAAAACCGGTCCCTTTCAATCTCCCAATCCATACGTTTTAATGCTGCGTCTTCTGTGGAGGAATGAAATTCATTCGAAAAGCTGGGCGGAACAAGACTATATGTTGCGGTCACTTTCGGCAAAAAATCCTCCGGCACTTGTAACAAGTACATGCGATATTGTTCGAGCAGCTTTTCTGCCTTCATTTTCGTTGCTTCTTCGTCAATTTGAGGTATGTTCAGTGTCATTTGATTCATCGAAAATCCCTCCCGTTATTATTTCTGTCTAAAAGCTCCGCCACGGCCTCTTTTATATGTCGGTCTGTTTACCCCCATTAGGTCTTCTAAATGGGCGCTTGCTGAGCTTCTGTGACTTTTTAGACGGCTTCAAACAACATTCTGTATTAACAATCGGCTTAGGTTTGGGTAAACACGTTCCGAATTTTCTTAGGTTTTCCCCCTGTTCTTCACACGCGCCCTGCATTGTTTTCATCCTTTTGACCTCCGTTCAAATAAAAAACGGACACCAATCAGAGCACAGTGATTCTGTGCAATGATCAGTGTCCGCAGGCTCCTCCGTCTTGGACATAATCAATTTAAAAATACAACTTTAATTTCTAAAAGTTCAATATCTTCAAGATCAAAATAGTCTATTAGTTCCTCATTAATAGCTAATCTAGCATCACTATCAAAAGAATCTGTGACAGTCAAAAACATTTCGGCTAACAAATGACCTTTGACAATAATAAATTCTGCAGTATCAAGAGAAAGTAGTTTTCTATGAAAGAATTCATCCAGTATATCCACAACATCCTTTTCAGATATTAAATCTCTTGTTTGAAAAGAAAGATGAATTTTCGTTATCTTTTCTTCCGTTTGGTGGGGATCAAAGAATTTGAATTTATGCCTTCTTACTTCCTTAACCTCTGATATTGAGTTATCAGAAAAACTTTCGCTATAAATATCCCCTGCTTCTCTCATAAACACCTCAGGCTTAAACATATAGAACTCCATGCCGGTCTTATAATTAAATTCATTTAGTAACTCACTTCGGGGTCCAATTGTTTTTCCTTTGGATTCGTACCACCAGTCTTTTTTTTCTTCATCTGTTATAAATATAATGTTGGTTTGTTTTTCATTTGCAAAATCAATAATTTGCTGCCAAAGAATGAAATCTCCGTATTTTTCCAATATTATCTCACCATTATGAAACTTTGCTCCTTTTTTTTTAGAAACATCTTCGTAGCCCGGTGGAATTTCTAAACTATATCTTTTATCAGCTTCTGTTTTTATTTCATTGAGTTTCTCTTTTTTATATGGTGCTCCTACTCTGTTATCAAATAATTCAGTGACTTTCTGCTTGACATGATCATTTTTCAATAAACTGGGGTGATCTTCTTTTTCTTGTGATATCTCTGATATTAACCCATCTATAGAAGATTTTATTTGATCAATTATAGAATCAATACTAAGGGTCATGTGTTTTTTTCGATAAGAGCCCAACTCTTTCTTTAAGCTACTTTCTATTTCAGATGACTTTTTTCTAAGAAGTGACTCTATTTTTTCATAAGAAGTCTGTTGATCTAAAATGACATTAGTTCTATTCAAGTGAAATTCTAATGCTATTTGATGCGGTAACCAAAGGCGGTCTTTTGACTTTTCTAATAATGCAAGTAATTTTTCTGAAGTTTCCTTTGAGTATCTATACAAGTTAAGTAGAATATTAGTATCTAGTACGATCACTGAATTAATCCAAATATCAGTGTTTTTATTATCAAAATAAAATTCTTTAAATAAAGATTTCATAATAACCCCTCTAATCCTAAAAAATTCTAGATGTCTGTTATTATAAAGGATCATACGGATCATTTCTATTGAAATATCAAATCCAGTTCATTATTTATCGTCCTTATTGCCGATATAGGTATCAATATCCTGAAAATAAGCCGCAGCCTTGAATGCAGTGATTGCGCCTATTAACGTAATGTTCGCCTTTATGTCCAATCTATATTCGTACTGGAAATAAAACCAGAATCCTAACCCCATCAGCATAAAAACTATTCTCAGCGTCATCGAATCCCCCTTATTTGATTTGAAATTTTGCTGATTCAAATGTTCCGATGTAGTTCCGCTTGCCGGAATCAGAGTAGCAGTCCAGCTGAATGACATAGGTTCCCTTTCCGGTCTTATTCCGGATCGTTTTCACGTTGAATGATTTCAGAGGCGTTGCCGTTTTGAAGCTGCCCCGCTGTACCAGATTCGTATCAGTCAGCCCGCCGCCGCTGCGCTTCTTGTATACGCCGGCTGTGTAATAAAGTGTCCTTGATCCTTTTTTCTCGGCTTTCCAGTCCACCGTTGAGGCGCCGCCCGTATATGTCGCAGCATCCGTAAACACCCGGCCGCTGTACCCGGATTCATTTTGCCAGCCGGACCATGCGGCGGAAGCAGACGGCGCAACGGCCGCCGCTCCCGTAAGTAATGCAGCTGATAAATTGATTGATTTGAATAGTTTTTTCATTATTTTCCCTTTCTAATTCACAAATGATTAACATTTATTTACAAGGATAATCGTTATTTTGCTCGAATTCTTACTGTGTTCCATAAAAAACCAAAGGAGTGTTTAAAATGAATTTCAAAAAGATTGCTGTGACTGCACTATCGATTCCTGTATTAGCTTTTTCAATTAGTGGTATGGCTTCAGCTAAGGAGATAACTCCTCAAAAAAATGAAATGCAAACAACTATATCTCCTGGTCCAATTAAAGCCTATTACGATACTTTTGAAGTGAGAGCTGGGGGTTCTAAACAATTAGATGCAAAATATTTAGGATCAGGATTCGCTTATCATTCAGATAATAGCGCTGTTTTCACAGTAGATACCAATGGACTTGTCCGTGGCAATAAAGCTGGAAATGCATATTTAACTATATTCAAAAATGGATCAGTATACGGTCAGCTACACGTATTTGTCTATTAATTTTCTAATAGAAGAGCATTCTAATATGCTCTTCTATTTTTCCACTTCACCACCTATGCAGCGCCCATAATGCGGGCAGCGGGTATCTGCGCGGATTTCTAAATCAAGTTTTTTATAATCTCAGTCTGGGCAATGATATTCGATCATTTACTATCCGCCCATTCATCAAAGCTGTAGGGGTAATCAACACTTTCAATGAAACCAATCTCCTTCGCCTTCTGACGGATTTTCATACATCCTTCATAGCTGTAAGCCCATATTTCTTTATAATCCCTCAGCTCGCCGCATTTCCCTGTTATGATGAATTTTCTGAAGCTGTTGACCAGTTGCCACATGTTGCCCCCATGCGAAAAGCCGTTTGAACTGCCGTATCCCAATTCATACGGGTAAACATCAGCGCCCGTGTAATCATCAACGAAGAACAGTTTTTTCTTAAATCTGAAATACGCTATGCGATCCTTTGACTTGCGGTAGAATGTACGATGATCAATGCTTGCAATAAGCTTTATCAGATCATTAATATCGTTCATGCGTTTTATTTGCTCTGCTGTTGCCATCCCGTCACCCCATCAATCCCGGCAAGACACAAACAGCGAAGAAGAAAAGCCCCACGCATGCCCCGACCAGCCAGATATTTGTTTTATCCCGTTTAGCGATAATGGTATCGCCGATCATTTTTAGATCGTCAGACCGAGCGACCAGCGTCGGGATGTAGTCCGGGTGAACCTTTAAAAGCTCGGCCGCCTGCTCGACGGTCATTGCTTCGTCCTTCGTGGCCTTCACGTTCCGTTGAAGTTCTACTTGTAATGGCATCATTATGCCCCCACCTCCCGCGCTTGTGGTAAGTTCACTCTTTGCAGAAATTCAGCCGCAAAGAATCCCGAAAAACCATCTAAGAAAACAACCTTTGCGCCGCTGTGAGAAGTAAATTCATCGCTAGTACAGGACCAAATTCTTCCGTCGTATTTGCTCGCTTCATAGCATGTGTGCATGACAACTAATTCACCTTTTTGAAATGGTTTTCTCATTCCGCAGCCCCCTCCAATGCTGTTTTGGCAACGGCGCCCCAATCCATATCAATAGCGGGCGGACAGTCTTCAAATTCATTTGTGTATGTCGTGTCATCAGCGTAAAATTCTAATGCGTTTCTATAACGCTTGTTCTCCTCCTGCAGCAACTTAATATCTTCCTGCGCCTGCCGAAACTGAATGACCGTGACTTCCTGTTGGCGCTGGTGCTCCCGATTCATAGCCTGTTGCATGATTAACTCTTCCGCGAGCTTTTCGGCTGCTGCTTCTAAAGAAATTTGCTCAGGTGTACTGGCTGGCGTTTTTGAAAGGGCGCAAATGTAAGAGCCGGTATATAAAACCTCACCTTTTGACAAGTTGATTTTGAATTCTTTCATGCCCGGGCCTCCCGGTCTAAAAGACATGTTTTGCATACAACCCATTGAGCTGAATAATATATTTTTCCGCAGCGTTCACACTTGCGGGCAATTTCGTTTTGATACATTTTCCGTTCCTCCCCCGCAGGGGAAAACCCCTGCTAATTGAATTTATGGCCGATCTCGTAATCACAACGAGCCAGGCCGCCTTTTACTGTTTGAATGATTGTTTTACCGTGTTCGGGTGCCTCAACGACATACGCGGCGTTTTGGTTGCCGTCTAACACGATGACGGACACCTTTCCAGGCTCAATAAATTGAGAAACACTTGTATTTTGATTGAGTGATATATGTTTTGGCTGCATGTTCAAAGCCTCCGTATGGTATAATAAAAGTGTCGAGTTTTTATTTACCATACGGTGGCGGTTGCTTTAGCGGCCGTCCTTACATCCAATAGTTTGACGGGAACAGTTGTATGCCAACCTTTGGTTTTTCCGTCGAAATGATTGGGTGTTTTTTTATATACTCAAGGCGTTCTTCTTCGCTCATCACCCGTGTTGTAACATCGCCGTGCCGACGCAAGTTTTTGTTTTCTGTCATGGTGCTGTCCTCCTATTCTTCGTTCAAGCCTTTGATTTCGCGATTATATAAGCGCTCAAGCTCTTCGTCTGATTTGCGGTTTAGAAAATCTCTGCCAAAAGAGCCGATAAGCAAAAGCCATTCAATTAAATGCTTTCGTTCTGCCTGTCCCAACGTCTGCCACTCCCTTCATCATCAACATTTGTAAAGCCGCGTTCCGTACCTCCGGAGCACAGTCTTCATAACGCACGATGACCATAAGTTGCTGGACCGTTGCTTTTTCAAAACGGAAGCTTTTGCTTGTTGCGTTCATCTTCTGACGCTTCCTTTCCGAGCAATCCGGATTCCCGAGGCTCTATGAGGTCTCTTTTTGCTTGGTCGATGATAAGAAATAACGTTTCATCTTCATTCCGTTTCAGCTCTTTTGCTATGTTAAGGTAAGACTCATCTGCCGCCCACAGCTCCCGGAAACGCCTGATTTCACTGTCATAAAACATGAAGTTTAGTTCCTGAAAAGGGATATACACCGGGCTTTCTTCAAACAAATAGCGTAGTCGATACATTTTATCTTTCATCGTTTTCTCAGATATTCTTATTCTTTTGTTTGCGCGTAAACCGTTCTTACGGGCAGGCAGGATGTTTTTTCTTGCAAAGTCCATGACCAGCAAAATGATTTCATCCGAATCCCTGTTTAATAATTCCGACATATCAAGAATTGATTTCCCATCATGCCAGTATTGAACGACCTTTTTTAGCTGGACCATTGACCATTCATAATTCATATCCTCCAAAGCCAGTTCGAACCGTTCGGCATTGACCGCCTGACTCATGCTAAACACTCCCTTTTGTAATTCATATAGCGGTGAACCAGTATGAGACGATGCTCGTGCTGTAGATGCTCCAAGACGAGCCAGTTCTCAATGGTCAGGCCGTTTGCCTTAATGATTGCTTTTTGCGCACGCGTCGGACATTTACCACGTTTCACACTGCGTTCCCCCTAAAGTTCTGATAGTCTGCTATTTTTTGATCAAGAACCTTGATAAGCTCGTCTATTTCTTTTTTGCGCTGGTCATCCGTTAATTTGCGTTCAGGGACGATCTGCAGCACGCCGGGCATGATTGCCTGTATCAACTGTTTTCACCTCCTTAAAAGGACAGGGCGGGCGCAGTACGGCCTTTTCTTTCCTTCTGCTTCTCTTCGAATTTGACTGTTTCCAAGTGTGCTGTGAGCCGGCTTACGACTTTCTTGTCATAAAGTTTAGTCAGAGCCACGCCGGATAGATTAGTTGTAACGATCGTGAATTTGCCTTGCCGCCCTGTAGAGACGCCGTACCATACGCGATGAATAAAATCATTTGCCGCCCTGTTTTCGTTGTCTGTGTCGCCCACCTCGGCCCCGAGATCGTCAATGACAAGATAATCAACCCTTGTCAGCAGTTCGATCGCAAAAGCTTCGGTAAGCCTTTCAGAGCTGTCCTTGAATGAGTTCTTTATTCGCCTCATAAGGGCGTCACTGTTTACAAACAACGCTGATTTAGCGTATCCTTCTGCGTCCCTCTTGTTCAGCTCTTTAATGGCTGACATAGCGAGATGGCTTTTTCCTGCGTTAGATTCACCCGTTAAGAAGACATTCATGACGGCTCCCGCCTTCACTTGCTTAACAAGCTCCATCATCCGGCGCTTGTTCCGCTCGTCTTCATGGTTATAACTTTGGAATGTCGAGAACGTCGCTTCTTTGAGTGTGGGATCAGCGATTAGTGAATACATAGATAAGACCTTTTGATCCATCCGGCGGCGCCATTCCTCGGTTTCATGCTCAATCTCCTTATTGCGCTGTTCCCGTTCGCACATGGGACACTTTGCAGAGCCATCCCGAAGTTTAATGAGCTGAACTGGATACGGCTTTTCTTCTCCACCGATAATCCGGGTGTGTTTATCGCAGTAAACAGGATTGCCGTGCTCATCAGTATGGAATGTCATCCTCCGAGATATTTCGCCCTGGACTGCGGCCGCTTGTTCCTTTGTAAAATCCTTCATTCGCTGATCCTCCTTTTTGATTTAGGTAAGATTCAAATTTTGTACCGAACAATGTTTCAGGGCGCAAAAATCTATTCATAGCAGGATCATTGAGCCATTCCTCAGTTTTTACTAGAATGACATGTTTAAAATCTTCAAAGCGAAAACCTTCGTTCCAGCGTGCCTTGATGTCTTTTTTTGTTTTTGGTGTAGTAGGTCGGTATCGTTTGCCCGCTACTTTGTTCAGTAAATCAATGATCAGTTTGTAAGGAATCTCGTCCTTTTCGTTTTTGGAAGAAGATGCGTCGTCGGGTTTACCCGACAATATATCTTTTAATTCTTCTTTCTTCTTTCTTCTTTCTTCTTCTTGTTCGTTACCTTGCGTTACTGTAACGTTACAGGTAACGTTACTTGGTTGTGAAAGCTGCAAAGCCCTTTGCTTTTCTCGGTATTTAGCAACTCTTTTGCGTGTATCCTCCCTGATTTTATCCATTGCATCTACGTTTTGATGTTTTTCCCAATTGCAAATACTGATATAATTCTGATCGTTAATCTCAATCATTCCGAACTGTCTAAATGTATCCAAGGCCATTCTTACAACCCCCAACGGCCGCGAGAAAATAGCTGCGAGCATTTCGTCAGTATACGGAACATTTTCACTAAGAAAGATGTAACCGGAGGCGTTGGTCTTACCAGCTTGAGCGAGTAATTTCACCCATATAATTAACAATGTGTCAGCTTCAGGCATCTGTTCAATAAGTTTGATTTTTTCATCATCAAACATCTGAGTACTGAGCTTTACAAATTTAATTTCGCCCATCCAACTCACCACCTTCTGACTTGGTCAAAGGCCATACAGACCGTTTGCCGTTGACAATTACAGAGCCGAGGGTGTTCTGCTGACATTGATCAGACAGGCAGGTGCCGCCTTGAGCTTTTAGTTCGGCAAATGCTTTTTCATGAGTATTAACAGACTCGCTTATAATTACGTGAATTTGATTATGCAGCCAGACGTGGCTTTCTAAAAACACATGTATTCTCCTTTCGGTTATTTGTTGAAAATCTCAGCAAAGTGCTTATCTAAAAAGGCAGCCATTTTAGAAGCTTGAAAGCTCCAGTTTTGCCCTTTAGCTTGCGGGTAAAATACAAAACCCCCGTTTGCCGAATCTAAAAATTTGCGGAACCGACTTGGGTATAAAATGTTTTCTTTGATCCACTCGCTTTTACGTGCTGTCTTTTTCTCAAGGTCTTTCATGTTCCAATAGACCCCGGATAACGATTGTTCTCTTAGTTCCTGGAGTTCCACCTTGCTGATCAGAATTTTGTCAGCAGGGATCGGAATTGACAGGCTAATATCAAGAAGTTGTTCCATAAGTTTCTCCTCTCATGTCTTTTAAAAATTTTACTCACTTTCATTTTGTTCCTGTCAGTACCATTATTACTCAAAAAAAAATCGCACCTTAATATTAAGTTTCTTCGTGACCTTTTCAATCGCCTGCATAGAAAGATTCGCTTTCCCTCTCTCAACTCTTGAGATGTATGAAGCTGTGTACCCTAAGAATTGAGCGAATTCGATTTGAGACATTTTCCGCTTTTTTCGGATTTTTTGGAGCAGACGTCCAAACTCTTTCATATCGAACATTTAGTTTAACACATCCTTTTTTGTACCTGAAAGGAACAATTCGATCTTAACATAGCGAATTTTTTTACACAAGTGCTTTTTAAAAGAATTTTCTCGTGAGGTACACGATATGATATAATTACCTATGAGGAATAAGGTTAATTTTTCAAAAGAGCAGGTGTTATTATGGGAAATATGAAAATGGGAGAAGCGATTCGGCGTATTCGTAAGGAAAAGAAAAAAACATTAGATGAAGTTGCCGAAGCTGTGGGAATTACACACAGCTACCTTTCAAGAATAGAAAGAAACTTACAACAGCCATCAATACAAGTAATAGAAAAAATCGCTGACTATTTAGGCGTTCACAAATCATACTTGTTTTTTGATGAAGAGAGCCTAGAAAAGTATTCAGAACCAGAGAAGCAGCTTCTTTCACAGAAGAGTATAACAATAGATGATCTCAAGAAGCTAAACATTGTCCACGATAACGGAAGTAAAATAACAGAAGAAGAATTGCAAATGGTTATAAATTATTTAAAGGAATTAAGGGAATTAAAAGAACGACATTTGAAAGATTTAAATTAACCAACTTTAAGTTTTTTTGTGTCTACATTTTTCTCCTTTTCAATTTCCTTTTTTAGATTCCCGATGATGTTCTCGAATGTAATATGCATGATGTGTTTCCCCTCTCAAAATAGAACGTTTGTTCCTATTATATTTAATAACAATTTTAAAATAAATACTTTTTCAGGAATTTCCTATTTTCGTTTTTCCGGAAAACAGGAAATATCCCCGAAAAGTACGAAAGACGTTGCCAGTCACGGCAGCGTCTTTTTGTTTTTTTATATACTTTTCGGGAGTCAGATATACTACATGCCTACTCTTATCTCAGTCGTTTGGAAACTTCCGCCTGCTACTGAATGGTTTAATGAAACACCAACAAAAGCAGTAGTCAATATACCGAACGCTAAAACTAAAGTCAATGACATTTTTCTCATCTGCAACACCCCCCATTACTAAATATTAAAATTAAATCCTAATTTTATCAAGATAATTTTGGGAATGGTTGCTCTAAACTAATCTTGTTGTTGCGAAAAATAATAAAGAGAGAGTAATAATTTTTCAGCATTTTCTTCTCTTTTTCCGTCAAAAAGGAGAGCATATTTTTTATAAAAAGGATCAGAATAAAAAGAGGTTAATGGTTCAGACCTTCCTAGTGCCTTTGCGAATTCAGTCACTTGAAACTCCTTTGAAATTTCTTTGTTCCAATAATATTGCAATATGGCTATCTCTTCTTTATTTTGAACCATTTCCTCAATCCGATCAGGGAAATTTGCAAGTAGGTTCAAACACCTCAAATAGTATCTATAAGAATGGCAGTATGACTCATTCATATAGGACAATGCCAATATGTATAAAGCTGTCATGTTCAGATTAATACTGAGATCTTTTTCGAGGAGAGAGAAAGCCGCCTCTCTCGCCTTATTAACGTCATTGTTTTGTTTTAAATATATATTGACTAAGACTTCTTCTATGCGAGCAGTAAATGCGATTTTCAAAAACGGATCTGACAGATTTTCAATAAGACTTCGAATGGATCGAATGTGGTATAGAGTTATCTCATACCTGCCATTATAAAAGTACCCATACATTTCTAGTATGCTCAACAACGTTCTCATTTCGTCACAAGAAGGACTAAACTTCTTTAATCCTTCGGTATACTCAATATTCCCAAAGGAGAATCTTGAATTAAGAATAAATCTATAAATATTAGACCATAGATCGTATTTGCCATCCCTTTCAATCTGGGCGCTTATCAATGTCTCTATAACAGAATATAATTGCTTAGTGTAGCAATATTCCAAAGCAGAAGCAAAATTTTTCTTTTTCACTCCAGTTAAGCAGTGCTGTTCCATCAATGCAGTTTCATTTTCTGGATCAACATACCTTATGATCTCTCGAACCATCCAAAAATTAATTTCTTTTCCGCTAAGAAACTTACTTAAATAACCTTCGCTAATCCCAATTTTAGCAGCTATAACATTCTGCTTTTCATCAGAGGATTTTATTAATTCTTTTATATGAATCCTTATATCTCTAGTTGCTACTGATTCCATATGATCACCTTTTCACCTCAAATTTAACATAATCACAAAGAAAATTTTGTCGAACGATGGCGATAAGATTTAGAATTTTTTGATTTTTTACGTTATAATTTATTCCTCTCAATACTTATTATACCTTATTTTACAATGGTTAACTAAGCGAAAAGCCTTATTTGAAACAATCTTTTAAATAAATTAAGATAGTGCTATCCTATTATTGGAGAATTAAAGTTCCCCCTATAGGAGTGAATGAAATGGCTAGTTTCCTAAAACGCGGTAAAACGTGGCAGTATTGCGTTAGCGCTAAACCCAAGCCCATCAGGAAAGGCGGATTTAAAACTAAGAAGGAAGCTCAAGTGGCTGCCGCAGAGGTTGAAGATAAATTGAGGAAATATAAAACGCCGGGCACAAAAAAAGTCCTCTTTGATGAATACTTTAAAAGTTGGGTAAATGTTTATAGAGCTGATATTGGTGCCATCACTCGTGAAGGTTACTATATTACACTTAGAGAAATTTCAGAGAATTTTGCAGGAAGATATATCAATGACATCACTAAACGAGAATATCAAGAGTTTTTAAATAAGTTTGGATCTCAACACGCAAAAGAAACTGTTAGAAAAATAAATACGCACATTAGAGCTTGTGTGCAAGAGGCAATTGAAGAAGGGATTATTCAGTTTGATTTTACCAGGAAAGCAAAATTGATTGGAAGCGTGGAATCAAAACGCCCGGAAGAAAAACACTTGAATTATGTTGATAGTCAAAAGCTTTTAAATGAATTATATGTGCGCAAGGATCAGTCTATCGGATATTATTTATTAATACTGGCCCTCACTTCAGGAATGCGTTTTTCTGAAATGTTGGGATTAACACTCGAGGATTTCAACTTTGAATTAAATGAGATTACAATCAACAAAACCTGGGATTATAAAAAAGGAACGGGTTTTGCTACGACAAAAAATGCGTCTTCAAATAGGACCATTAAAATGGATTCTAATACAATGGATTTATTCAAAAAGTTGTTATCCGAAATGCCTGATAACATACATAATCTTGTATTTTATAGTCCTCGCAGTTCTAGAAAAGTCATCACTAACGAATTTGTCAACAAAATATTGAAAAAGACATTGACTGACTTGAAAATAGAACCAATTTCGATACATGGGTTGAGACATACACATGCCAGCGTGTTACTCTACAAGAGGATTTCAATTTATTATGTCTCAGAGCGTTTAGGACATGCTAAGATAGATACCACGCATAATTATTATTCACATGTAATTAAAGAACTACGTGAAGAAGACACCCAAAACACCCTTGATTTATTTGAAAAAATGCCTGACGTGAAAACATCTGTATAGAAATGTGCAAAAAATGTGCAAAAAAAAATAAAATCGCATCGTTTTTCAGCGGTTTCTCACAAAAATAAAAAGCTTGCAAAAACGACAAAAACCCTTGTGTAACAAGGGTTTTTGTGTTTCACCGCCATTATTAATCTGCACCTATCTTATGCCGGAAACGCTCTAGGAGAGATTCGAACTCCCGACCTGCAGTTTAGGAAACTGCTGCACTATCCGCTGTGCTACTAGAGCCTGCTTCTATTATAGTAACGCTGGCGGCCGTTTTTTTCAAGCCTACAGCCCTCCGAACACTTTATAGGCGGCTCTCGTCGTATCTTCATCTATTCCGATATAACGCATTGTAATAGACGGAGAAGAATGATTCAAAATCCTCTGCAGTTCAGCAATGTCTTTTGTCCTCTGATAAAAATGATACCCGAACGTCTTTCTAAGCGTATGCGTCCCGATTTCCTCCAATCCGCACGCGGCAGCTGCTTCCTTTAATATTCTGTATGCCTGAATCCGGGAAATGGGCTTATTCGTCCGTTTCGATTTAAACAAATAGTCATCCTCTTTCATGTCTTTTGTATAAGCGTATATGTCGGCCTTTAAAGACTCCAGTATCAGAATTTTTCTTTTCTTTCTCGTTTTGCTTTCGGTTGCCCACACATGATCTTTGTTCCTTACATCCCTCACGCGAAGCGGCAGAACATCAGAAATCCGCAGTGCGCTGTTCATGCCGAAAATAAATAAAAAATAATCACGATCACTTTTCTTCATTAAATACTGTTTGACTTCCTGGATCTTCTCCAAACTTCGGATCGGCTGTACGATATGCAT